CCCGTCCCCCGGCTTTCGTGGAACCCTCGAGCTTCGCGGCGCGGTGGCCTCGTGTCGTCGCGCACGCGGATCGACCGCCATGTAACGACCAGCTCAGAACTGGCACGGACAAGGGGACTCCGTGATCATCAACCACATCTGATTAGGATGCGAACGTGTCTATCAGCTTAAATTGCACACAGACTTCCACTCTGGCCGAAGCTGTTCGAGTGTACTGGACCGATACGGATGCCGCAAGGTATCTTGCCTCGGTTCTAGTCATTTTAGCACTAGAGCGTTGGGAGAGAGAGTTTGCTGCTTATCAGTCGGGTACTTCCCGGTTGGTGATGGTGCGCAAGTACCACTCTTTGCTGATTGACGCGTTGCGGGCTTTCGCCCACGATGATGATCAATAGGAAGGCAGCTTTCAGTTCCGTCGATCTGGATGATCGGCGGGCGTTGGTCGCAACAGCGACGCGTTCAGCTAACGGAGGGCAGTGAGCCCTGCTTCTTATGATCTCACGTTCCACGACATGGAAGGAATCGAAAGTGACTGAAATCGGAAACGGGGTTACCCCGCCAACGATCACTGAGTCACCTACTGATGCCTATTTCATGTCGCTAAGTGTGATCAATGCTGGAACAACGACAGGTGATAGAAAAACGAACTATCCAATCGAGTTTAGTACCGCGAGGTACCAATTCATGCGGGGGTCCGTCCGGTCTTCGTTGCCAAACGGGACCTATAATCGCCAAGTGGGGCCAAGGGGGGAGACCCCCCCCAATCCGACTCAGTTGCCACAGGCATACAATGATTTGTACAATCAGTGCCTGTCTGAGACGTATAACAAGCTCCGCGGACAGATCGATCTTGCTGTCGAACTTGCCCAGGCAGGTCAAACGATAGGAATGATACGCTCTGTTGGCAAATTTGTCCGGTACATGCGAAGCCACGATCCCCGTGATTGGGCGAAAGTGTGGCTAGCTTATCAGTACGGATGGCGTCCGCTTCTGCAGACGACATATGATATCATAGACAGCCTCCGGGCTGACTTGACGTCGGACAATTGCCAAATGCTTCGGATTAGAACCCGAGCAAAGAACCAGTTCGCCCATGAGGTGAACTCTTCGTGGTCGGGGGTGGCACCCCAGATCACGTATTTCCAGACGCGCGAGCGCGCGGAAATGGGGACTCAGTGGCGAATCAAATCGTCGGCGCTGACGTCCATCGCAAATTGGTCCAGCCTTAATCCCGCTGGAATCGTATGGGAATTGGTACCATACTCCTTCGTTGTCGACTGGTTCGTCGATGTCGGTGGATATTTGCGAAACTTGGAATCAGCTCTCCTCTTCGGGGGAGATCTGGTGACAGGGTGGTACACCTATGGGTATTCAACTGATGGCGAATCGTTCGTAACCTTTGATGGTTCTGTTTCGCCCTATCAGTATCTCATAGTTCTTCGCGGTTCACGAACAAACCGTTACAAGAAGCGTATCACCCTCTCCGGCGCGTTGTTTCCAAAACGACCGTCGTTCAAGGCCAACCTTGGTTGGCAGCGGCTCTTGAGTGCCGCGGCTCTGCTCAGTGCTTACGCAGGGCGTCCCACTCCTCGGACAAGAAACACTCCGTGGTTTCCGGAACTGCCCTACACTGAGTAAAGGTTCTCTCACCGCCAAAGGAGGAATCTTTTGGTCCCTTTCAGTCTTCTTTAGGAGCCTTAAATGGCGGCTGTCGCAAACATTGTCCTTGCTGACGCACAGGGAACACCTGTGAACCACACCTTTATCCCTCTCGGGACTGACACCAATGGTGTCTGGTGGTTTGAAGATCAGAGCGCGAGCTCGCCGATTGGGTACAACAGGATCTCCCTGTTCCTCAGCCGGCCGACGAATCCGGCCTCCGGGTCGAATGCGCGTGATCGGATTTCCCGCATCAAATGGGCTATCCATCTTCCAACCCTGACCACTTTGGGGACCAACGATGCGGGTTTAACTCCGCCTCCGACGGTCGCTTATGTGGAACGGGCCAATGGGGAATTCATTATCCCGGAAGAAGCCAACCTCCTGGAAAGGAAGAACGTGCGCAAGTACGTTCAGTTCCTCATGGCTGACACGCAAGTGGTCGCCATGGTCGAGACGTTGCAAAACATCTTCTGACATTCCGCCGGCGCGAGCCGGTCGAGGATCCATATGCACCAAGGTTCTAATCTTATGGGCGAAGTTTTCTTCGCTCTGTGCAAAGGAATTGATACGCCTGTTTCTCTGGCACAATGGTTGCGGTTTAAATACTGCGATCACATCGGGATCGCCGAAAAAGCGATTTCGCCAGGGGATTACTTGTCCGCCCACGCTTTCAGGGTAGACTACCTCGTGACTGAGTTCCTTTCTAAATGGAAGGGCTTGGAAACAGGGATCGATCTGGAAGCTAAGGCCCTCAGCAAATTCACACAGGCTGAGGACCGCTGCAGAGAAAGTAACAATCGGCTGAAAGCCCTGCGACTCGCGGTTGATCCCGCGACTGACGGCATTTTTCTTGCCGCTCAGCGAAAAATCGCTCGGTTGTTAGGCCCGTTTAGCTTGTTCTGCTTTGACGGGGACGAGAGATGGGGTCCGCATGCTTGCCTAGATATATCCAGGCGGCGCGCGGCGATCGACACGAAAATGTGTGAACTCCCTTTTACGGTAACGCGAAAGGCTCTTCCTTTCTTTAAAAGAGCAATCGAGCGCGATCTTCATTGGTCCGCTGCAATCCTCGGGATCACTCCCGAGGGGCCGTTTTCGCTGGTGCAAAGCTGCTTCACCGTAGTCGAGCACTGTCGAATAGAAACCGTCCCGAAGAACGCGAAGACCCACCGTGTAATAGCGGTGGAACCCCGGGGAAATGGTTTCCTACAGAAAGCAGTAGGGGCCTATATGCGCAGACAACTGCGCAGGGTTGGTATCAACCTGAACGATCAGGAACCTAATCAGCGCGCCGCTCACGCGGCGTTTGCTGACGGGCTCGCCACTATTGACCTAAGTAGTGCGAGTGATACGGTCTGCCTAGAGGTCGTTTACGACCTTCTTCCTTTCGAATGGGCTTCATATCTGGATGATCTGCGATCGAAGAAAGCAGCTATGCCAGATGGTAGCATCACGACCCTCCAAAAGTTCTCCTCCATGGGGAACGGGTTTACATTCGAGCTCGAGTCGGTCATCTTTTGGGCCATCGCGCGAGCGGTGGTGGATGAATACGACGACCGGAAGGTAGCGCTGGTATACGGGGACGATATTGTGGTCCCCCAAGAGTGTGTTCCGCTTTTGATCGCCTGCCTCACAAGGGCAGGCTTTCTGGTCAACGGCGAGAAATCGCACGTTGGTGCCACAGCTTTCTTCGAGAGCTGCGGCAAACACTACTTTGGAGGTCATGATGTCACACCTATCTACCAGAAAGAGGTTCTCACGGAAGACGATCGTGAGATCGTGCGACTTGGAAATCGCATCATCCGGTACGCGCTCCGAAACGGAATTGACGGGTGCATCGACGGGACTTACGAGAGCTCTTGGATGGCTGTACGCCGTTCTGGGGCTCTTCCCGCGTTTTGCATTCCGTTGGGCTCGCAAGGAGACGACGGATGGGTTCTTCCTCGGTCAAGCTGGCCCCTCGGGGTTCAGTACGACCGAAACCTTGGATACCGTTGTGTGATAACAACGGACCAAACCCGCACCCTCCCGGGTGTGGAATCTGCGCTATTGGCGTACGCCCTCCGTACAGGGCCGCAGGAGACATCCTGCAGAGGGGACGTCCAGTTCCCAGTCGACGCCTGTATCGTTACAGGCCATCGTTGGGTAATGCCAACGAGGGAGTTCGGCAGCGAGTGGACATAATCGCTGTCTGGAG